TTGGGAGAACCCCAGATCGGAGAAGGAGAGGAGAGGAGAGGAGCGGAAGCTCCGGTCGAGGAAGGCTGTCAGGAAGTGAGTACGGCTTCGAGGGGATTCGGAACCCCCTTGGACAACGGCTCTAACTGCTACGCTTCATCGGCTTCTTTAGATGATGAAATCGAAGACGGCCCTCTTGCCGTTCAGGTGATGTACGCCTGGAACAAACAAGATGCGGCTAGAGGTGTTCTTTTTCCGTGCCCTATGAGTCATAGATGGGAATATCCTATGGTCGTGAATAGGTGCGAGATTTTGGATGCAGGGCATTGGATGTTTGAGCGAGCTGAAGAGTTTGCTGAAGCATTTGAGTCCATTCCATTTGTTTATGAGGCGGTTCCGTCGAGGACAAGTAAGAGCATTGATGAACAACGTTGCTCTAAGGAGTGTGAGCTCAATGAGCACGAAGAGTGTCCTTGTGTTATGACGGAAGAGGGGCAGTATTGTACCAGAAAGAAGAAGATTTCTGATGACTGCAATTTCAAGGAAAATGCTAGAATGTACGTGCTCGGAAGAGCAGCAAGTCTGAGAATGGCGAAGGCCATGAAGGATTTGCACCGTGACATAGCAATCGTTCGAGAGGACGAGATTATGGAAGATATTGAGAACAACTTTTATTCATTTTATTTGTTTACTAGATGGGATAAGTGGATTGGTGATTTTGATGCCAGATTCTGGGCGGATTTGTATTATCTTCGAGAGGAGTGTGGAATTCAAGCAGATTATGGTATGAAAAAAAAATATTTGACGATGAAGAGTGAGATGGATGAAGAGAGGGTCAATGAGAGTTGGGCCTCTAAGTTGTTTTCGGGACTGAAAGGGACCGCGACAACTGTGAAGGGTGTTGTTGGAGAGGCCATCGGCAGGCTGTGGGAAATGATCAAAGGTTTTACAGGCTTTTTGAGCAAACCCATAGTAGATTTACTTGAAAGAGTAAAGAACTGGATCATTGACCTATTCTGTAACTACATCATGAGAGGTTTGGAATGCGTGTTGGAATCTGTGAGAGCAGGAGCCATCCGCGTAGTCCTGGCCTACGTTGCACTACTTCTTGGCATTGCTTTTTTGACATCGGCTCATATCTTGACGCAAGGTGTGATGTTGACGGTTTATTCCGTCATTAAGAAGCTCGTACGGAAGAAGAATAGCTATGAGAGTAGCTTTACTTCGGAAGCAGAGAGTGACGATCCACCGAGCTTTTTGAGTTCTCTTCTGAGTAAGATCTTCGGGGCTAGCGGAAGCATATCCAAGAAGATTCGCGAAGTTTGTATGACTTTGACTGCTTTGATGGCCGGTGGGACTGTTTTATATAGTCTTTCTGGACATCTTTTCGCTCTGCTCCCGCAAACGTTGAGAGTTGCTATGGTTTACTCATGGGGTTCACAGTCTATGATAAACCAGTACGAAGTTGAGAGGTGGTCTAGTACCGCACTGGCTATTTTGCAGGTTTCGAAAGTTCCCTCAGTGGCTAAGTCGTCGTACTACTACGAGAAAGTGAAGGAGTTGTTGAAGGAAGGGACGAAACTGATGCATGAGAC